TCGTTTCAAGTTACTTTCCCTCCACATATCTAAAAAATTTATCTTCACCCTAACTTATTTTCGTCATTTTTTTTGTCTAAATTTCGTGGAGCATTATATATATCGCAGGTTTATAACTGCCGTCCTTCATCTCATTGCCGATAAGCCTTTGTTTAAAAGCGTTTGCGCCTTCTACTCTGCCTTTGGAACTTTTCCGAAACGGTATCAGCTTGTGCTTTATCAAAACTGAATCCAATTCTTCTTCGATTGTAGGACCTGTTACTCCAGTTCTCGCCCAGCAAGCATTATCCAAAACTCCGCCCTGAACTTTTTCACTCCGCTTTTCCAACTTGCAAATTTTTTCTGCAACTTCTTTAGCAGTCTCCCCAGTTCCTACATTCGGCTTATCACCCCAGCCGTAAAGTTCGCGGTAACAATACATATTGCCGTCATAATCAACTGCCCACCACAAACAAGCGTAAGGTTTTGCCTGTCCCCAGTCCATTGACCGAAACTTTACCCAATCTGCAGGAATTTCAAACGGTTCGACAACGTGTTTGGAACTGTTCCACTGATTGAAATATTGTCCTTCACCAATTCCCCATTCTGCCAAGCCCATTACCTTGTATCTTTCGGGGTCGGTCTTTTTCATTTCTTCAAACATTTCCAAATCAGCTTTGCTCAGCCATTCATTTTGTTTGTAAGTCGTCGTCATCGCCAAAACATTTTCACTCGGCGTATCAAAAAATCTCGACTTCAGCCAACTTGAAGCGTCTATCGGATTGAACGTGATAAGCCACTGTATGTAATAATCTTCAGGCATTTCTCCGCGCAACGATTCATCAATCCTGTTAAAATCATCTTCACCAATTTCAAAACATTCCTCAAACCACGCCCAGCACAAATGCCCTTTATCAACTGTTATCGAAGTAATTTTCAGGCTATCGTCAAGCCCTTTGAAAATTATCTTCTGCCCTGTCGGCAAATATGTCATCTGCAATGGATTTACTGTACATTTCCAATATGCACTTACGCCAAGCCGATTTATTGCCCATTTCAACTGTGCATAACAACTGTTTGACAGCGTACTTGCTGTTTGCCTTACCACAAGCGCATTTGCTAAAGGATACTGCATTAACCTCACTATCAGCTTTAATGCCGCTGTCGTTGACTTCTTACTCGCCCTTGAACCTTTACAAACTACATAACGCTTTTTACTTCGCCAAAAACTGTCGTAACCTTCACCAATCACTGACTTTATATCCAACTCTTGAACTTCCATTGTCTCACCTTCCTTTCATTTTATTTTCACTAAGTGATTTTTTCACTTTTGCGTGTTTTGGTGGGCATCAATCTAGACACGAGAATTTCTGACAGAGCATATACCCACCTTGACTTTCAGAATATGAATCAAAAAGTAAAAGTAACTCTTTAATTTCTCTTTCGTTTGTCAATGTAAATTATTTCAGCAATTTATTTACAACTGATTTAACTTGTGTGTGAATGTAGTTTAGTTCCTACCCTTGATTAACACTACACATTGTCTTTGATAACCACAGGGATTGTAGAATTGATTTCAAGTTCTTGCTTGCTTACGAATAAACCACCGATTTTAGCTAACAGCTCAATAGCCTTCAAAGCGTTTTTAATACTGCTGTCATCTCTTGCAATATTTGTTAATCTTGTCTTCATCTCTTCAACCTGCATTATTTTTTTGCGTTGTGTGTTTCGTGTAATTCTTTCAATCTAGCTTGAATTTTAGGATTCTTTAGAAGTCGGCAAGATTCAACACCTGCAGCAGAGTAGGAATTATCTTTGCTGTAGGCTTTCAGATAAGATTGAACAGCGTTTCCGGCTTTTGCATATTCCAAACAAAATTTTTCCTGTTTAACGGTTAATCTGCCCTTCATTGAGTTAAAATCTTTCATTTTTTTCACCTGCCTTTTTTGAGTTCCGAACATTGCAATAAAAAAATGCCGTTTACAATCAGCGGCGCACTCTTGCGATTGTGGACATTATAGCACGATTTTTGCGGAAAAATAACCGTTATAATCTGGAAATAATCTGAAATTTTGAAAGTTTTTTTTTTGAGTTCGATTTTTGGCGATTTAAGGCGATTTATTTTCTTGAAGGTAAAAATACCTTGTCGAAGTTTTGAAAGTTGATTCTGGGGCAAATTTGGGCGTTTGAAGACTATCTGCTTAATAAAAAATACCGCCGATTTTTGGCGGTTAAATTTTTGTCCTGATGGTTCGGCGGTTAAGGTTTCATAATTGAAACAACGGCGGCTACTACAGCTCCAACGCCGACAACTGCCGCTATTGCCATATTCTGAATATGTTTAGACAAAGAATCAATCTTTGATTCAATCTTTGAAACTTTAGCATCGGTAGTTTGATAAATTTCCTTGATACTGTCGCGAGTTTCTTTATTTTGCTGATTCATTGCCAAAATTTCAGCGTGTCTTTGATTGTCTCGGTCGCGCATTTCGTCCTTGAAATCTTTTAAATCTGCGTCACGCTTGTCGTTGCTTTCCTTAACCGACTGCATAAACATTTCAAATTTAGTTTCAAGGTTGCTAATTCTAGCGTCCTGAATTGCGCTGTGTCTTTGCAGGTCGATTGAATTATTTTCATTGTCCGCCAATTTAATCACTCTCCTTTACAGGGTGGTTTGCAATATATTCATCAGCTCCGCGCCTGAATTAGCCTTTAGTTAAAGCATTGATAACCATTGCGGCAACCCCGATGCCTGCCGCGATAATACCGCCTACAGCGGTTACGGCTAAAATTTGAATGTGACTTGTCATAGAATCAATTTTAGTTTCAATGCGTGTAATTTCGGCGGCGCGTTTGTCGTCGCGTGAGCGCATTTCTTCCATAAACTGATTAAATTTCGCGTCCACAATCTCAATTTTGCCGCGAAGTTGCGTATTGATAATTTGTTGGTCAACAGTTGCCATTTCAATCACTCTCCCTTGTCAATCACAGGGTGATTAGCAATATATTCATCTGCGCCGCGCCTGAAAAGCTCCATTAAACCAATACCGAACATTGCAGCAGATTCTTTGTAATAATCTTTTCTCCCTTTTTCAACTTGTACTGTGATGTTGTCATACTTTTTGGCGTTATATCTCATCTGCGCCATAATTTTTGCCGCTGAAGTTTTGGGCGTTTTTGATTCGTTCATAATTTTCACCGTCCTTTACGTTACACTAAATATATTATAAAACAATGTTTATAAAATTTCAATTCATAATCAAAAAATTTTTTCAAAAAACTCTTGACAAAAGATAAACAATGTTGTAAGATACGCACAACTTAAAGATACACAATGTTTATAACAAAGCAAGTTAAAGTAATACTTTAAGTTAATAAAAAAAGTTAAGCTGAATGTAGCGAATCAGTAAAAATCGCAGGTCTTTGAAAATAAAAGATTGTTCGTAAGGTGGCGAAGAATCGGAATAGCTGAAAAAGGAATTGACAGGCACAATAGACAGACCAACAAGGACGACTGAAACAAAGTAACAGATGTAGCAAAAAAACTCTCCTGAGAAATGCGGAATTTGAAGGCTTGACAAGAAATTTGATTGACTTGCGAAGCTCGATTTCAGCGGATTAGGTTTTTTGGCAAGACAAAAATTCAGCATTTTTCAAAGTATCCACAGGGTATTTTGAAATGTGCTGACAAGCGCAGATTGATTTTTTTAATAACTTAGGGGGTTTTAAAAATGGCATTGAAAGAAAAAGTAAATGCTGAACTCAAAGCAAGTGTTATCAGCATTGCAGAAGAAATTGAAGAAGTAGCAAGCGGCGATTATGAACAGCTTGCAGAATTTCTTGAAGGCGTTCTCGATGTGAAAATTGCTTTGGCGGTCGGCGGTCCCGGTATCTATTTTGACACAAACACAGGCGAAGTCAAAGGCTATTGGGGGACTGACAAATTCAGCTGGTGTGTTAAAAGTTTTGCAGTTGATGCAGTCGATGATTATTTTGAAGAATATTACAACTCCTGCAGGTAAAAAAAAATAATCCTACCTGATGAGGGCTAGACGGTAACTAGCCGAAACCGCGCATTTTGTGCGGTCGTGGGAAACCACAAATTTTTTAACAAATTAAAGGGAGATTTTAAAAATGAAATGGTTCAAAGGAATTAACAACTTGAAAGAGTTGAAAAAAGTTTTTTTTACTTTGTCGAAAAAATATCACCCCGACTTAATGGGCGGAAATACCGAAGTAATGCAAGAAATCAACGCCGAATATGTGAAAATGCGTAAAAAATTGCAAATGCAATCTTCAGCTTATGGCATTCCTGCAACAAAGGTTAGCGGAACAGAAATTTTGCTTGCAATTAAAGCGGTGTCACCATTTACCGACGTTAAAAACACAAAAGCATCAACAGGTTGCGTGAATTTAAAAGCAGTTGCGGGCAGAATCATTTTGACAACAGCATTTAACAAAATTCAAGCGAAATGCTCAATCCCTGCTTATGGTGGCAATGAGTTTGAAGTTTCAATTCCTGCAAAATTTTTTGTAAGTGCGATTGAAAAAACTGCAAGCAAGGATAACAAAATTGAGATGTTTTTGGTAAATTCAAAGCTCACAATCCGAAACGGAAAAATTGAATTTGCATTGAACGCCACAAGCGAAGGAAAAGGGCAAAAAGTCTTTGAAGAAGTGGAAAATAAAAATTGTAAGCTCGTAATAGCCAAAAAAGATTTTTGCGAAATGGTGAAAAAACTTTATCCCGTCACTTCAAAAGATAAATGGTCACGGGCAATGTTTAGGGCAATCACTTTTTCAGCTGAAGGCAACAAAATTCAAATGTTCGCGGCTACAGGCATAAGAGTTGCGACAATTAGTAGAGAGCTTGCAAATACAGTTGAAAAAGCGCAATTTTCAATTTCGGCAAGTATTTTGAAAATTTTTGCTGATAAGGTCGAAGGATTCAAAAAGCACAACGGAACAATCAATATTTTCTACGATGAAGAAACATTTTTGTTGAAATTTGATGATTATGAAGTGAAAGGCAGTTTTGTATCTGAAAATTTGTTGAAATTTGATGATTACGAAGTGGATTTTAAAAATATTATTCCACAAAAACCAACAATCAAGGCAGTGTTGACAAAAACAGAATTTCAAAATTTTTTGCAACACGGAGCGATTTTAGGTTGTGAAGACAATAGCCACGCGGCAGAAATTAGGTTTATTGACGGCGAAGGGTTGAAAATCAGGGCGCATAACGCAGAAATCGGCAGTGTTGAATATTTTGAAACTGCAAAAGTTATCGGCAAAGGAAAAGTTGAAGTAGATGTAACACAGTTGCAAAACGCTTTAAGCGGTCTGGAAGATACAAACGTTGTTATTGGACTTTCAATAACCGCAAACGGTCAACAGGTTTTTACACTTGAAGAACTTCGGGACGACAATTTTATTTTTGCAGTCGCACCATTAAAAAATACTTCAAATCAAAAATCGGATATTGAAGATGAATTGCAAAACGTCAAAAAATGTATGAACACGGTGAAAGAAAAGTTGAAAGACGATGAAAAAACTCTTCAAGTTGCAAAAGGAATTGTAGAAAATGCGGTTATCCTGCCAAAAATTGAATTAAAAATTGATGAACTTTTGGAATATGCAAGCGACAGGAAATTTGAAATTTCGGAATATGTGAAAACAAAATTGCCGAAAGAAAATAAGACATTGAAAGATTTAAAAGCGGAGCTGAAAAAAGCTAAAAAAAGCTCGGATAAAAGCAAAGTTTCCGAACTTGAAGAGGCATTGAAAATAGCAAAAGCTGAATTTGCGGAAGAATGCAAAGTCAAAAAAGCTGAAATGATAGACAATGAAATTGCCAACGACAAACCTTTGACAAAAGCTGAAGAACAGCTTGGAACATTGAAAAAACGCTTGGAAAAAGAAAAAGCGCGGATCAAAAGAGGGCAAGCATTTATTGACAGCAACGATATTCACAAGTTGAAAGATACGTTGAGGGAGCTTGCCTAAAAACACGAACTTTTGAGTAATCAGCTCGCACAAATTGAAGAAGAAGAAAAAGCAGAAATGGCGGCTTGAAATCAAATTTAAAAGTTTGATGAAGTTTATTTTTTATAATATGGGAGGTTTTAAAAATGAAACTCTACATTTTGAAATTGTACGGAACGCCGCACAAAGAAGAAAACTACTGCGACATTGCAGGATATTTCACAAACAAAAAAGCGTTGCTCAATGCGCTTCAAAAGCACTATTGCAAACTCGGCATCATCGGCGATTATTACATTGATGAAATCCTTTTCGATTTTCGCGGCGAAGTGAACAGCGGTAACTTTAACAATTATGCTGAACTTGCGAATATCGAAGTTGAAGAAGTCAACAGGTGGACAGCGTAAAAAAATAGCCGTCATAACGGCGGAGAAAAGAAAACAAAAAGATATTAAATCTAAAAGCAGGTAAAATCAACCTGCTTTTTTTTGTTTCAGTCAACATAAATTAAATGAAGTTGCGCGGCTTGTAATGCGGCATACATTCTGGCGCGGTTTATGCAGTTATTGAAAGTTGTTGGCGAAATATGAAGGTCGATGCAGATTCTTTTGTAGTTATCACCTAGATATTTTTTGCGGACTGATTCAAAAAGCAATTTAGATTGACGCTTGCACCAATTATAGGTTTTATCGATAACTACAAGCCAAGTTTCAGGATATTGCAAACTTATTCCGGCAATGGACGCGGACGGCAATAATGTTAAATTTTTAATAGCTTTAACCGCCGTCGGGTCTGAAATTTTATTGCCGCCTTTGACTTCAGGTCTGATAACGCCTTCGCGCCATTCAAAAACTGCCTGCCGAATTTTCCTTTCATTGAAAAAAACGAAGTCAATTTTTTTAATATATCTGTCCTGCATAAAAAAATACCGCTCCTTTGACAAGAAATTAAATCAATGCTACACTGCTATTGAGATTAAATTTCGTCGCCAATGGGGCGGTTTTTTTTTGTTTGTGGAAATTTAACTTGAAATATGGAACAGATTATAGAGTTTTTATTTCAAGTTGTGGATAAAGTCTTTTTCCGCACGCTCCAATATCTTCAAAAACAATCGGCAATTTTTCTTTCAAAATGTCAAGAATCATATTCGCCACTTGCCGCATTTGTGGGTGTGCCGCTTTATCTGTCCGAAGTTTCAAAATGTGTCGCCATTCACGCAAATTTGCCGTCATAATAATTTCGGTTTTGAGTGAGTTCGGCAGAATTGCTCGCGCTTGCTCAGGCTTTACTCCACGATTTCTAAAATTATTATAAAGTCGCTCAATGTCCGACATCATAAACTGCCATTTTGTAAGTAACCTTGCACTTTCAACATTTTGCCAAAAACAAGGCTCAATGAAAGTTAATTCTTTGTAAGCGTTGTAGCGAGTTGATTCAATCGAAAAACTTGCCAAGCGGTGGCGTGTAAGTTCCGCCATAACTCCCCTGTCGCAAATAATTTTGAAAGTCGCGCTGAAATGTTCAAGTACGCTTTCGTGTCCGCGCTTTATTAAATTGCGAACAAATTTTTCTGCGCTGTCTTCGGTGATATTTTTCTCCGACTGATAACAAGTTCTGCCGCAACGCTCAATAAATTTCATTACTTCCGCGCCGTCAAAATCGCGCATTAACTCTACTGAAGGCTCAATCATTTTCAACTTCTCTCATTCCTTCCGATATTTCTAATTTTTGCAAGGTTTTTTTGAGTTCAAGACAAACAGTCAAATAACGCTTGTGCAAAATTTTTATTACAAATTCTGTAAGTTCCAAAATTTCGTCGCTGTTATCAAAACCAAGCGAATTAAAATCGTAGTCACCACACAAAATATTTTTGATAAGGTCGTAATTTGATTTGTCTGACGGCTTATCAAGAAATTTGCGGTAATAAGCTAAACTATTGCTAATTTCTTCCAACTGCCACGCCAATTTGTCAAATTTTAACTTAGTTTTACTCATTGTCGCCATCGCCTTTCAAAATTTTTTCAAGTTGACGCTTGCGACGATAAAGAATTTCAAGAATTTTGTTTCCAAACATCAAATAATCTTCATACGCTCCGTCAAAATGATGAGAGTAAAGTTCATCTTCAAATTCGTCCCAGTTGCCTTGTCCTGCCATAAAATCACGATACCAGCTGATTTTATTTTCGGTAAATTTTAACAACACACGGACTTTTTTCGTATCGACAGGCTCAATGATTTTCATTTTTCTTTAACTCCGCCTTTCTGAGCTGATACCATTCTGCTTTATATCGGCTAATTTTCTTTTTGTTAGTTGTATAGTAGTTGTGACTACATTCAAGGCAATGCTGTCTGTTTTTCTGATAATATTCATTTGCTAAAACCAAACAGCGTTTTCGCCTGTTTTCTTTGCTACATTCAGGTGAACAAGTTTTATGATTTTTGCTTTTAGGTTTAAATTCTCTGCCACAAATCACACATTTTTTCATTTCAACTTCTCCTAACAGGTGTAACAATGTAGCGGAATGAATCATCATCGACAATTTTTAAATCAATCGGTTTAAGTTTTTCCGAAAGTCCAATCTGAATTTTCTCCGCGTCAATAACCTTCAAAACTTCCAAAATGTAGTTGTGATTAAAGAAAATTTCAAGGTCGCCGCCTTCAATTTCTGCCTTTACAAATTCTTCTGCATTACCGACATCTGGCGAAGTCGCACTAATTTTTATTTCATTGTCCGCAAAATTCAAGCCGATTGTTTCATACTCCGCCAACTTCGCAATAATCGCCATTCGCTCAACTGCGTTTCTAAATTCTGCAACGTCAACTGTCGCGAAAATATTTTTGTCTTCATTTAAAAGCCTGTCGTACGGTGGAAAATTGCCTTCAATAATTCGCAGTGTCACAAGCAAATTATCAAAAATAAAATTCGCAGTCCTGCCACTGTAGCCAATTTTTATTTCTCCGACTTCATCAAGATACGCCGAAATTTCCTGAAGTTTTTTTGCAGGAACTATGAACTGCAAATTTTTTTCAACTGCAGAAATTTTTTCTGTAACAACTGCTATTCTGTGCGTGTTTGTCGCCGCTAAGGTTAATTTTTCTCCGCTGAAATCGAACAAAACGCCTGTAAAAATCGGTCGCGATGTGTCTTTGTCATCTGCCGCTGAAAATGCGCTTTTGCGAATTAAATTTTTAAATTGACTTTGGCGCAGGGTAAAACTTTGCAAAATTTCTTCCTGCTTGATTTTTGGAAAGTCGGCTGGGTCGATTATCAGCAAGTTATATTTTGTTCCTGCACTTGTAATTTCTGCCGTGTTGTCTTTGGTCGTGATTGTCACCGTGTCGCTTTTCAACTTCAAAAGCATTTCCAAAAAATATTTGCCGATTAAAACTGTTTCGCCGTCTTCTTCGACGTTGGCAGGAACTTTCGCCACAATTCCAATGCTGTAATCGGTCGCCTGCAGTTCAAGAAAGTTTCCCGACGCTTTAAAATAAATTCCTGCAAGAATCGGCGTTGAAGGTTTTACTGCCGCCGCTTTGTTCACGATTTTTACTGCGTCTGTAATTTCTTTTCGCGTTACTGTAAATTTCATTTCAATTTCTCCTTTGCAAATCTGCAATTTGGTGAGCAATAAATCTGCCAAGTCACTTTCGGCAAAAAACTTTTTCCGCACACAGGGCAAATTTTTTCTTCAAGTTTGTAAGTCGGCTGATGATGTCGCACTTGACAATTTGCACTGCAATATTTTTGTTTGCCGTGTTTCTGAAAAAATTCTTCGCCACATTGCGGACAAACTTTTTTATCGCCTTTCATTTTTTACTCCTACAATTTCCAAAAAGCCACGCGGCAAGCGTCCGAACAAAATTTTTCTCCTGCAAATTTCGGTTCAAAACTTTTTTTGCAAGCTAAACACCGTTTCATTTTTGGCGTTTCACCCCTGCACTCCGCCGAACAATAAAGTTGCAAATTTCTGTTTGTTTCAAACTCCTTGCCGCATTGCTTACATTTTTTCAGCATTTTTTTACTCCGTCAAATGTTTAACTCTTTCGCGCTCTTCACTGCGCTTTGCATTATTCCAACTGTTCAAGTCGCCTGTAAGATACAATTCATCATCAAACAATGATATTAAATTGGACTGTTCCTTACCCTTTTCTTGGTTGCCGTGTCCAGTCTCTGCATTCCGATAGATAACGTCATAATCAAAAATGCGGTGGCGACGGTGATAAAACTTATCGTTGAAAGACTTTTCATTCTTATGTGGATAAATTTTTGCTAAATGTTTTGCCGCCTGTCTTGCTGTCGGAAACTCTAAAACCTCAGTGCCATTTTTTAAACTGACAGGGTTAATATGCCCTTTGTTGCCTATAGACAAATTTTTCATCAGCGTATCCCACATTGGAGCATAATCACGATTCTTCATTTGTTCGCTTCGTGTGACATAGCGCAAATTTGTCCAATGATTATTCAAGCTGTTTCTGTCAATGTGGTCAACTTCATAGCCTTCAGGCTTTTTGCCAAGCCAACATTCAGCAACTACTTTGTGAATATAGACTTTGTGAATTTTACCTTTGATAGAGATGTTAAGACACCAATATTCAGTGTTGCTGTTGTGCTTATGCTTGTGACATTTTAAACAACGTTTTGACCGCGCATTTCTGATAATTGTTCCGTCAGCGTTTACTTCATAGAGAAAGTACAATGACGGTATCTTTCTGAACTCAAGATTTGCTTTTCGCATTCCTTGATACCTCCAAAGTTATGTTTTTACTTCTGAAAGCTAATGCTCTCCGGCTTTGGAAACCCACAAACTAAGTCGTGGTTTACGGCATTTACAGGTTTATCTTTTCAGGTTCGCCTGTAATTCTTCTGATACGCTCGAACTTTTCACCTTCGCGGTAGTATTTCAAGTCAACTCCGCCGTCATCAGCTAATCTAACTTCCAATGTTTTCAGCGTCATTTTCGGCGACTTCGATTTTGCTACTTCTACATAATATTTCAATTCTTCGGCGGAAAAATCTGCGTCTGCCGTAACTTCTACATTGTCAATTTTCATTTTAAATCAATCCTTTCAAAATTTTGTCGTAATCATAAAATTTGTAGATTGGCACTTTGCGGCGAAAATAAAGCCGCACTCCTGAGCCGTGAATCCACAGCTTACCGAATCTGTCACGAAAGATTTTCATTTTCTCCTCGATCCTTCAACTTAAAACCACATTTTGCATTGTACAGATATTCATAAACGCCGCCACACGTCATTTCTGCTTGCGGCAAAAGTTCTGCCGTCCATTTATGATTGTCTTTATCAATCAACAAGTCACATTCGTAAACTTCCTTGTCATCTTCGTCATAGCCGACCAAAAAATCAAGCTCATCTTCATCTACAAAATACTTTTTGCCTTTCTCATCGACCATTACAAATTGTCCTTGATGTTTCGGCGGTGTTACATAATGCACTCCGCTTTCGTCTTTGTACCGAAATTTAATTTTCAACTCACTCACGCTCCCGATACTGTATCAAAATTTTGTCGCCTATCTGTAAATATTTTGACAAGTTCGGATTCAACGCCTTCACTTCGTCCATAAATTCAAGAATGTAAGGCTTGCGATAGTCTAACTGCTGGTATGTGTAGCAAATATCAATCAGCGTGTCGCCTTCTTTCACGACGTACATTGTGCTGACTGTGTGCGTTTTCGGCGTTAAACTGTCTTCAATGCTGATTCCAAGTCCGATTCCTGCGATTAAAAACACCACAAACAACAGCGCAAATTTCAACCAAAATTTTTTTACAAATTCCTTAAACTCTTCAAACATTTTCTTTTACTTCCTCAATTTAAACCATAAAAATCGGCGGAGTTGGAATTTTTTCATTTTTCGGTCGCCACATATGCAAGCAATTTTTAGCAATGTTTATGTTTTGGCTTTCGGGCATTATGTACTGCAAAACAATTTCTTCCGGCTCGAAAAACAAATTTTTAATCGCGGTCATTTCTTCCCAAGTCGGACAGCGTGTTTTCTTAACTGGTGAAACACTGACGTGTTCCCAACCGCCTTCCTGCGACGCAATAACGAAAAATTCTGTGTTTCTTACAGAAATTTTGAAACAACCGCAAGTTTCGTCGCCCATTTCTCCGAATGGCGGTAGCGGTCGCCTGTGTTTGTCCAAATGATTTAAATTTTTCATTTTTTCACTTCCTCGATTTCAATTTCAATGCGTTCAAATTTATCTTTGTGCTTGTTACAAACCACTTCTACAATCTGGCAATCATCAGCAAAACAAATTCCGTTGAGTGCGTCGAAGATTGCTTTTTGGTGATTATCTACGTCGCCATAGCCGATTGAATCTACCTTGTAATTTTTGTACAAGTCGATTGTTATTTTCAATTTGCCTGTTAAAGGTTTTCTGCCGTGCATTGCCGCCTTGCCTATTATCCCCAACGCCTTTTTGAAATTTTTACTGCGCTGAGGATAAAAGGCTTGTTTTGTCCTTGTGTTTACTCTCGGTCTTGCTAGCGGCACTGGCTTTACTTCCGCCGTGAACTTAATCATTTTCCGCTACAGGTTCTTCCGACTGACATTTTTTCTCCGAAATTTCCTGCAACCAATCTTTCAAAATTTCTTCGCGCTCATCATCGCTTGCCGCGCATTTCAATTTTTTCAACCAAGAAAATGCGTATCCAAGTTTCTCGGTCTTGCCTTCATACATTGCGGCTAATTCTTTTACTTTTTGGCGTACTTTTTCTTCATAGATCGCTGAAATTTTTTCTGCCGCCTCAAGCAAATATTTTTTCTCAAAATCTTCATCAAATGGAAAATAGCGAATGTAATTTGACTGCTCGTAACTTCCGCGTCCTTCTTCAAAATATGACTGTCGCGTCTGCAACTTTTCTAAATCTCTCAAAATGTCTTTTGCTTTGTCTGTCATTTTAATCACGCTCCGTTTGTTCAATCAGCGGCAAATAGCCGTTCTGTTTCAAAATTTCATACAAAAACAATCTGCCTTTTTGCGTCCAATTTGTGTAAGTTTTTGTGTAATCGTCGCGAATCGGAACTGTCTTTGTGCAGGTGTAGCCGCGCTTTGCGTAATTCTGATACACAAGCCAAGTTCCGCTCATCGGATACTGAATTTTCAAAGTGTGCAAAAGCTGATTCATTGCCTTGCCGCTCATTCCGTAATCTTTCGCTATCAAACTGATTGGCATTGCTTCTTTGCTCTGCAGAATCAAATCATAGTAGCTTGCCTTCGGCGACATTTCCGAAATTTGCAAATTCTGAATCTCCACTACTTCTTGCAAACGTTCTTTTTCAGCGCGGTCACGCTCCCAATTATCCAAAAGCAACCGCCAAGTTGCAGGATTGCTAAAATCTGTCGTCATATATGCGCCGTGTTTGCGAATCGTCGGCAAGACTTCCGAAGTTACCCAATGCTTAAACTCTTTCGCCTTCGGAAGTTTGCTTGTAAGAATCAAACTGTACAAGCCGCTTTCGTTGATAACAACCATTTCTTGAACTCCGCTAGGGGTGTCACATTTCGTTACGCCCTTATCTTCTTCGTCAACGTGGTCAATAATCGCTTTGCGCGAATTTGTGTAACCAAGAATCTCCGCAACATCTTTACCGACAAACCAAATTTCGCCGTTAATTTCGACCGTGCGAAGTTGCCCGAACTCTGCATTTTCAAAAATTTGCAATTTGTTTTCCATTTTTACTTGCTCCATTCTGCAATAACTTCAATCTGCTTGCCGAAAAGTTTTGACGCTGTGTTTTCAAAGCGCACTTTGTAGTAGTGTTCAAAATGACCTGCCTTATAGTCGCTCTCAAATTCCAGCGTCAATTTGTTCTCGGCATAGCTTTTTATTTTAGCCTCTTTCAGCATTGTGTAAAAAATTTCTTGATATTCCTTGCCTTTCACTGCGTCTTTGACTTTTTCTAAAATCTCCGCGCCGCTTTTAAGGTCATTTACTGTTTTTTTTTAGCTGGAAGTGCCGACGCAGGTTTTTCTTTATCCACAAGTGAATTGATTTTCATCAAGGCGTTTGCCGCTTGGAACTGTGATTCTTCATTCAAAAACATTTTCGCCGCGTTCAATGCCGCGTTTGCAAATTTGTAACTCTTGCCGTCAAAAACGCTGATAATCGACATTACAATTTCCTTTGCTCCGTTTTCCTTCAACAAAAATTTTTCTGTGTTCGTCATTTCAATTTTCTCCATTCTCAAAAATATTTCCGATAACTTCAAAAGGCTTGTCCGCATATTGTGAAAATTTGCCGAAACCGAATCCGCCATTGCTAATTTCTAAATGCAGATTCAGTTCATCTACATCTATCACATCTTTTTTGACAATGTACTTGCCGCCTTTGTCAAGAAATTGCTTGTCCCAGCAATGTACAGGCTCGGCAAACTTCAAAATATCTCCTGCTTTTACCATTGTCGCAAACTCCTTTGGTCAAATTTTGACTTTTTGCCTTTCAAAAGATATAATTTTCAGCGTAAAAGATTTTTTCAACGCTTGAAAGGAAGTAATTGTTATGTGTAAAAACCAATGGGTTAGTCCTCGCAAGGGTGGCTGGGCAGTTCACGGCGAAGGCAACAGCAAGGATACAGCTGTTTTCTCTACTCAATCTGAGGCTATTGCCCGCGCTCGTGAAATTGCTATTCACCAACAAAGCGAACTTATAGTTCAAGGTCGTAACGGTCGGATTCGCTCCAAAGACAGTTACGGCAATGACCCCTGCCCACCTGTAGATAAAGAACACTGATTATTGTTGGCAGGTTTCATTCTTACTCTGTAGCCGTTTGCAACATCAACAAAATCTGCAGTGATTTTTGCAATGGTTACGGGGTTTTCTTCTGCCGTTTCAATGATAATTTGAACAGTATCTTTCAAAACTCCGTCGCCTAAAGTTTTCTCAACCATTATTTGCTCCTATTCTGCGAAGAAAATTTTATCAACGTCCTGCTTGGTCAGCGGAATTGCTTTCATCAGCTTATGAATTTCGGAAATTTTAAAGTCACCTGTTTGAAGTTTTATCCCGAAAGTTTTTGCACTTACGCCGACAGCTTTTGCAATGTCACGATGCAAACGATTGTGATAAATCATTCGCGCTTTCAATTCTTGCATATCCACTTTCATAAAAATTTTTCCTTTCAAGCGGAGTTAGGACTATTGAAAATCCTAACTCCTGAAATTATTTTAATCGGCTGGTGTCAAAATTTCGCCTGTCTCTTCGTCAACTTCTTCAATCACAATGTCTTCATCTGCAGGAATTTCACCGCTTGAAACTTCGATTGGTTCACGCTGTACTTTGTCGCCGCCATTGTCAACGTAAGTAAATGAAGTTTTATCGACTACGCTTTGGTCTGCCGCTATTACTTCCTGCATTTCTACCGACATCACGCCCCACTTGCTGAGCAACAGTTTCAAGACAGTTTTTTTCGCCATTGCGTCAAAGTTTGTACTCCACACTGAACTTTTTCTGCCACTTCGCAAATCATAGCCATAAGACTTTGAATATTTTTTCGCGTGGTCTTTAAGCTCTTCTACCGACATATAAAGACTTTTGCTAAAGCCGTTCAAAAGCTCCATATACGCAATATACCCGACAATTTTTTCTGAAATTTTTTCGCCGATAATCGGTTCGCCTGTCAAAACATCAAAACCGCTGATTTCTCCTTCCCGAACTACTCCTGCGTGAAGGCGTTTATATTGCCCTGTGCGGTGTGACAGCTGGATTAAACCTTTCGTGCCAATCTGAAATTGCGCTTCATTGCCGTACGGTACAATATAAGCGTATCCGAGCGACGGCGTTATCGGAAGTTTCACCGTTGCCGCCAAGCCTGCCGCTCCCAAAATCGACTTCGCACTGCATTTTTGCAACTGCGTATTGCCGTTGTACACTGTCAAAAGCGTACTCATAAACGCCACCGCGCCTTTGTCCAATACTTCTGTAAAACGCTTTTTCACAGGCTCTGAATTTAACATTGCCTGAAAATCTCGCGTTGTTGTCATTGCTTGACTTGCCATTTCTACCACTCCTAACTGATTTTCAAATAACTTCCGCGCTCTTCAAGGTGTGCGCCGGAAATAATTTCGCCGTCTTCCAATACTTCACGCAGTTTGTCTTTGTCTACTTCATAAACAATTTTTTTGAAGTCTTGCGGTATTAAATTTTCATCGTCGATTTTAAGCGGCAATTTTCCGCCACACTTCGCGATTGTCATTGTTCCGCGCGGTGTCAAAACTTTTTTCTTGCCCATTGCCGACAAGTGGTTTAAATAATAGTCGCTGATTGTCGCGATTCTGTTTTCAATAGTCTTTTTGCGCTGATTCAAACGCCTGATTTCTGCGCCCATTCCTTCTGCCGTGACTTTCAAACTTTGAATCAAGCCGATTCCATTTTCTACTTTCGCGTCAAGCTCCATTTCCAACTTTTCAAGCTGTTCTGAAACTTCTGCGTCGCTAAGTTCTTCATCAGCCGCAAGCTCCAAAAATGCGCCGCTGATTTCGTACAAACTTTGCACTTGACTTTTTCTCCTTTCGCTTTTACAATCTCTCCCGCGATAAAATTTTTGCCGCCTATTGAAACGGCTTTTTTTATGCGCTGATTTTCAAGTGGCGGTCGTGCGGTTCTTCATAAGCAAGAAGACACACTGCATAATCTTCAATTTCGCCATCATCATCTTCTGCTCCAAACCTTGAATTACCGTGATTTTCAAAATAAATCTCGCACGGCAATTCTTCCTGAAATTCTCCGGCTACTTCCATAAATTCAACCGTGATTTCTTCCGCCGAGACATAATATTTTGCGCCATTTTTATTTTCAAAATCATAAACTACCTGCGGAAGTTCGTTATAGTCGTAGCAGTCTCTCAATTCTCCGTTGCGACAAATCATAATCGCCTGAATCATCATAATTACTTTTTCTGCGTCAACGCTGTACTGCGTTTCAATCACCATTCGCAACGGCATTGCATTTGTCTTAATCATTTTTTTTACACCTTGCCTTTCAATGTTTGATAAGCCACTGAAAATTTTCTTCGCAAGTCGCATTCCATTCGCCCTTCGCAATTCTGCGCCTTTTCTCTTCTTCAAGACGCTTGCGCAAATCTACGCAATAATGCGTTTCGTCTTGTGCATCTGAGCCGTCGTCTGCGTGAAAACACCAATAGGCTTCACTGTCATAATCTGGCGGATCATACACTGGCAAATCACGCACCACAGGATTTTCTACTTCAAACATTTTCCACCGCTCCTTTCTTGAAATAGTTTTTTATGCTGTCAAAAATTTTTGTGGCAAGTTCAATCTCGCCAATCTTCACATACTGCCTCACTGCCATTTGCAAAATCTTCACTTCCATAAATGACAAGTTCTTAGTCATCATTTTTTCAGTCTCCTGTCTTCGCCTGTAAGCTCAATGCGCTTGCACATCTGCGCCAATCTTGAAACTATCCTGTCACCTGTCACGCTCTTGCTTTGACTTGAATTTTTCGGCTTGTTCAACCGCTCCGCAATTTCTCCAAGTTTGAAATTGCTTGTCACTATCAAAGGCTTGTTGGTGTTGTACCTTTCGTTGATTATCAGGTAAAGTTTTTCAACCGCCCATTCCGTCGGACTTTCCGTCCCTAAATCGTCCAAAACAAGCAAATCACTTTCCGCTAAATCGTCCATCAGCTTTGTTATCTTCAAGTCGTTTTTCGCGTCGTAACTGCTCCGCAAATCTTCAAGCAAGCTCGGCACATCGCCAAAAATCACCGTCTTGCCTTGTTTCAAAAATTCCTGCGCCGTTATTGTCGCTAACATCGTTTTCCCGGTGCCGGGATTTCCATAAAAGAAAAGTCCTGTCGTGCTGTCTTTCAAAAACTCTTTCGTCGCCCGAACCGCTAAACTGTTGCTTTCGTCAATCTTGTAGTCTTCAAAAGTCTTGTCAGCGTACTTCAAAGGCATTTTCGCCAATTTAAAATTCCGCTGAATTTTTCTCGACTTCGCTTTCATCAACGCAAATTTGCAAGCTCTGTAGCTTATTAACGCTTGATTGTCCTTGACTTCGATAACAGGGACTGTATCCTTGAAAAGCCTGTGTCTGCAAATTTCACCGTCGCATTTTCCACACTCCGCAAGCTCTTTTTCTGCGTCAAGAATCGCTTTCACGTCAAGCTCCGTCATTTCGCCATACTTCGCAAAAATACGCTCTTTTTCCGTGTCAATTTCAGCTTTCTTTTTCGCCAAAATTTCAGCGTAAATCGGCGTAAACACTGCGCTCATTCCTTCCATAACTCCTTGTCTCTCCTTTCTTTTCAGGTGTCGGATTTTTCAAACAATCTTGGATTGCTCCTACTTTCGTGTAGCGTCCGTACCTGATATAAGCCTGTTCCATTGCTGTTTTCAGCTTTTCAACGCCATAATGTTTTTGAAGTCCCGAAAGAGTTTTCAAGTCATACGGCGTTAATTCGTCGCAAATCTTTTCTTCTTCCCAATCACGCATTAACTCCGCATCTAACTCTAAGCCGAAATACTCAATCAGACTTCCAACATCTCTACTCCTGTTAAAACTTCGCGTGTGCGCGTTTTTTTCTTTGTCTTTTGTCTTAACGTCTTCTGAGGAGTTATTATTAGTATTATTATTATAAGCCGTGTTTACTTCGTGTTTACTCTGTGTTTCTTCAGTGTTTACTTCGTGTTTACTCACAGGATTGCACAAAGTATAAATCGTCGGCTTATTTTTTTGCGTTTTGAAGTCGATAAGACCGAACTGCTTTAATTGTGCCTTAGCGTCGTGAATGGATTTCAAACTGTGAATATTGGTAATCGCCTTTAACTCTCTGTCCGTCAAAGTTATTCCTGAGAACTTCGCCTTGTTGAACTCGGCTAACAATTTGTAACCGACCAACTGAGTTAATGCACTCAAGTTATGCTCCGCGAATCCGTCGTTTAAGTTTTTCCAATAATCGAAAAATCCATAAGCCATTTTTTCACTTCCTTTCTTTCAAAATTTTTGTAGGCGCGATACTTCAAGCAATACCTACTGATTTACAAAATTTACGCCGCCTTCTTGTTTTTGCCGGTCGCGATTGTCTCATCGTCGTCCAGTGCGTCCCAGTCGATTATTGACTTGTGCGGCTTATTTTTCTGCTCCGCAATTTTCGCCTGTACCTTGTCCCACTTCAATTTCTGCAAGGTTTTTTCAGCCTGTTGCAATTCGCCTTCCAGATACGCAATATCGCCTTGAAGTCTCTGAAGTACGCCAATGTTCATCTTCTTACTATTGTTCACAATTTCACGCATTGCCTTGACTTTCTGTGTCTGTTTCTTGCCTTCAAATTCTTCAAGTTCGCTATCGCAGTGTTCCAATTCGATTTGATAATGCTTAACATCATCTTTTTTATCATCAAGTTCGACGTTCAAAACTTCGACATATTTTTTTATTAAATTTTCGTCGCCGCTTTCCAAAATTACACCGCTGGATTTTGTCCGCTCAACTGAACTTCGACTGTAAATCAATTCTGCGTCTTCAATGTCCTTCGCAAACTGCGCCAGTCTGTTCATAAATTCAGCTTGCGCCGACAATCCTGCTGATGTCGTTGCTTGCAATGTGTAGAATTTGTACACAGGGTAAATTTTGAAGAGCCTTGTTTCAGTGCTTGCCGTTTCAATTTTTTCTTTCGTCAAAGAAATGTCGCCATTGATGTTTTCAGGCATTTTTACAACGCCCAAGTCGTAAAAATTCAAGTCGGTTTCAAAGCCGTGTTTCTCCGCAATGGTCGCGATAATCGCCTTGACTTCGCGCTTCGCAGGAACTTTAACTTCGTCACACGCCTTGAACTCTTCGCAAACTTCAATTTCAACGCCGAAGTTGTCTGCAACGAAGTTGTCCGTTACGTCGAAGGCATCGCAACCTTCAACATCTGCGCCGTCATAAATTGTTACTTCGCGCTCGAACTCTTCGCCGCTCGACAAATTCTTAAAATAAACAACTGTGTCCGTGCGCTTAATTACCGCGCTTTTGCCTTTTCCGTCGCCTTCGCAAAATGTGTCGTTCATTGTCACATACACCTTGCCGACTTCAAATTTTGTCCTTGCCATTTCTAGCAGCTCCCTTCGCTTGATTAAACAATACATTTTTGTTACAATTATTTTGCAGTTCCGTAACCCCACAAATGTTCTGACGTACTGTTAAGCACTTTTGCAATTATGTTGCCCATTACTGCATTTGGTGTTGTTCTGCCGAGTTCATACCGCCTATAGGCACTCTCGGCAATCCCCAGCTTTGTAGCGACTTCCTTTTGCGTCATAAGTGCTTGTGTTCTTGCCGCTACTAAATTGTTGTTTTTCACCTCGCTCACTCCTTAATCAGTGCATTTTTGCTCTGCCTTGTGTATATTACAGAACTTTATTGTTCTTGTCAAGTACTTTTTTGTACTTTTTGAAAGGAATGTTTTTTTATGATTTTCCCCGATTCTTTAAGGCGGTTTCGTCGTGACTTTGGACTTACTCAAAAACAAGTTGCCGATTCTCTTGAAATTCAGGAAAGTGCTTATCGACGTTATGAATTAGGTAATACCTTGCCTTCAATCGCTGTTGTTATTAAACTTGCCGACGCTTACGATGTGTCTATGGACTATTTAACCGGCAGAACTTCCGACCCGACTTTTCACGGTGTCCACCTTGTGCAAGCTGACATTGTGACAAGTGCTATTATTTCTGCTCGCGAAGTCGCCGATAAACGCCTTGCCGAAGTTCGCGCCGAAGGTCAAACTCCTGATGACTTGACTATCGCCCGTGAATACGCTGACACGCTTTTAAGGCAATACCACGAATTGACTAAGGAAAAAACTTAAACATTTCTAACAGCTCCTTTTTTAGTAAAAAAATATCTCTTTTTTTTTTTTGCAAAATCTGTTACGATGTTTGTGTCGTTTTGACTGCTTATGTCTTAAAACCAAACAGCTTTTCGGAAGTTGTACCTAACGCCCGCGCTATCGAATTGCCTGTCGGTGCGCTTGGCGTAATTTCTCCTGATTCGTACTTTTGATACACGCGAATATTGAGCTTTACCTCATCGGCGACTTGCTTTTGTGTCTTGCCGGACTGTTTGCGAGCCGCTTTCATCGTTAAGTTGTTTTCCACCTCACTCACCTTCTTTTTTAGTTCGTGCCCGTTTGGGCGTTTCATTGTGTGTATATTATGCCCATTTAGGCGTTTTGCCAAGAACTTTTTTTAAATTTTTTGGGGTGATTTCTATGAATATGGTTAGCCAAAGGTTGTCCGATTTGAAAATTTCCCATAATCTCACGCAGAAACAAGTTGCAGGAAATTCTGGGATCCCGCTTCGTACTTATCAGCGTTACGAAAGTGGAGAACGTGAGCCGTCCGCCTCTACACTTGTTTCGCTTGCAGATTTTTTCAACGTGTCATTGGATTATTTGGTAGGCAGGAGCGACAATCCAGAGATTAACAGGTAGGTGACTTGCTTGGAAATGATTAAAGTCAAGTCAAGCGCAATTAACGCTATTGGCTATGATAACGGCGTTTTGGCTATTGAGTTCCACCAAAGAAAAACCTATTTTTATCCCAATGTACCTGAAAACTTGTTCAAAGATTTTTTGTCTGCTCCGTCTCACGGAAAGTTTTATGACAAGTACATTCGTGACAAATATTTTCCTTTGACTTAATTCGGAACTTCATAACCTGCGCCAAATGCGCCTTCTAAAACTTCTGCAGAGTTCCAATCGATAATGATTTTGCAATGTGGAGTGTAATTTTTCTGCAGATAATCAATTACAGGACGGCAAACTTCACGCAATTTTTCTATGTCTGTGGAGTTTGCCTTTTCGTTGTAATAGTCTTTCAACGGTTTTCACCTCGATTCTGAAAGGCGGTGAATCTATGCAAATTGTTAAAGTTGATTCTTCAGCCGCTTTGCAAATTGCTTATGATAGTGGCAACTTGTTTGTGCAATACATTGACGGCGATTGGTACAAATATTCGTCCGTCCCTGAAAAAGTTTTTGAAAAATTGCAAAAGGCTGATTCTGTAGGATATTTTCTTAACAAAGTGATTAAGCCGAATTATCCTTGTGAACCTTGTCTTGCTCCAAAAACTTGAATGGTACGCCTTTTTGCATTTTGACTAACTCGGCATATTCGCAACTTATAATTACTTTGACGTGCGATGCGCCATAGTACTTTTGAATATATTCGACTACAGGGCGACAGACTTTTTCAAATTCTTGCATTTTTTCACTCCGTTCTGAAAGGTGGTGATGTTTTTGGAAATGATTAAGATTAAGTCTTCCGTTATTTCGGCTATTGGCTATGACGGCAAAAATATTGAAGTTCATCTGCACAGTGGTAAAAAGTACCAATATTTTCCTGTTCCTGAAAAAGTTTTCAACGATTTTCTTAATGCTAAGTCAAAAGGAATTTTTTGGAACAAGCAGATTAAGCCGAAATATCAATGTCGCGAATTGCGCTAATAATCTTCGGGAAGTTCAAACGGCACACTCATTTCATCGCTTAAAATTTTTGCAGAATGGTCGGTTATTACGACGGTTTCTGAGCCGTCGCCTTTTTTTTGCAACCATTCCACAATCGGCATACACAAAGATTTAAAATCTTCAACGTCGTCTTTCGACCATTCGCCGTTTCTGTTCATTTTTTCACTCCTTCGGCAGTCTGTAAAAGTCGTTGTCGCTGTTGTAAGCGTCAAGCATTTCTGCCTGTACTTCTTCCGCTCGCTCCGCTGAATCGTACTCCGCAAGCGTCAAGTCGTTGTAGATTATCTTTCCACCTACGCAATGTATTTTTTTTAAGTCGCGCAGGTTATCTGTCTCCACGACTTGATTTTTTGTCGCATAAATTTCAAAGTACATTTCAGTTCACTGCGTCTTTGAATGTTTTGCTTGCCTTGAAAATCGGCGACTTATGCGCCTGAATTACAATTTCTTCACCTGTGCGCGGATTCGTGCCTTTGCGCTCCCGACGCTCAATTACCTTAAACTTTCCGAAGTCGCGAATCACTACTTCATTGCCGCTTGCAAGGTTTTCTGCAATGCACTCAAACACTGCGCCGATAATGCTGTACAGTTTCGGCACACTTCCGATTTTTTCAGCTACCTGCTCCGACAATTCTTTTTTCGTGATAATTACGCCTTTTTCCATTGTCTTTGCTTCCTTTCCATTTCTTCAAACTTATTCAAAACAACATCAACCACTGTGTGGAAACATTTTCTGACTTCTTCCACACTCAACACAATTTCTTTCTTCGACGCACAATTACACGCCATTTCTGATTTTTTCGGCTTGCCTTCGTAAGCAATCATCATATCTGCCGCCGTTTCCATTATCAGTTTGTCAATCTTTTGGACAACATCGCCGATTTCAACTTCAGGCGGCAAGTCCATAAGTTCTTCCTGTGCGCTCAACAAAATTTGCATTGTCATTCGCTTTTCCAAAAGTTTTTCGCTGTTCATTTAAATTCACTCCTAAAATGGAAAATCATCATCTGAAACATCTTCGCCGTCATAATTGTTGGCGGCAGTTTTTTTCTTCGCGTCCATAAATTCAATCGACGTTACAATCACATCTACCGCGTAATGCCGGACATCTTTTTTGTCCTTGTAGTTGTTGTTTTTCAAGCGTCCTTCGACTAAAACTCTGCTGCCTTTGCTAAGGTATTTTTCGCAAAGCTCCGCCGTTTTCTCCCACGCCACAAGATTAAAATAGCCGACAGTCTTATTGTCGCCGTAGCCTTCATTTATCGCTATCGACATTCGCGCCGCCTTTTTACCTGTCTGCGTATGGCGTACATCAACATCTTTGGTCAGATTGCCACACAAAATTACTTTGTTCAAATTTTTCACCGCCTTTCACTTCGCGCCCTATCAAGTAATCTGTCGAACACTGCAAATAATCCGCTATCCTTACTATCTCCTGCAACTTAAAATCTGCCATTCCGCTCATTCGTCGCGCTATTGTACCCGGCAACACTCCTGCTATTCGCGCAAAGTCGTTATAACTCAAATTGCGTCGCCTTAACTCTGCTTTCAAATTTTCGTACATTTCACTCACCGCCTTTCACTTAAACTAACCTTTCAATGTTGGCAAAAACTGTCAATTTCCACCGACAACTTTTGCCAACCTTGACCCAGAACTCGGCGGCGAATGCTCAAACCTTCCGATTTCTGCTCTCGGCTGACTTTATATTCAAAAATTTTTATTGCATAATTTTTAGTAGCTTGTTAGCTTGCCACATCTTCTTCAATCTCAGCACCGCCTTGATTGTTCCAATGCAACTTGTCATTTCTGCCTCTGCTCTTTTCTCGATTTTTATCCCGCCTTGCAGAGTTCGGCGGTTTTTTGTCACCTTTCGGCAGGTGACCCGCTATTCAATTCTCAACGAACTTCAAATTTTCCTACCAAAACTGAAAAATTTATTATAATATATCAGTTTTTTTTTTTTGTCAATTTTTTTTGCAAAAAAAATACTCCGCCTTTTGCGGAGTTTAATTTTTTTATGCTGTTCTTGCGAAAACATTTCCTAAACTGTCAAATCCCTGCGTAGAACGCCCAAATTTCGCCGTAGACGCGTTTTCTTCGCTGTCTTGATAGTTTGTCATATAAACCTGCTTGAATCGCTCTGGAGTGAATTTAAATGCGTTTAAAATCTGTTGCACCTGCTCAGACTTTTCCCAGCCTTTCGACATTGCGCTTTGTATAAGTTCGACTGCCATTTTTGGCATTGCCGCCTCTTCGCCTTGCAAATCTTTTGCCGTTATTCCTGTTGCTTTCATTGCGTCATTTGCGAGTTCAATTCTGCCTTGAACTTTTGCCTTTTCTGCGTCCAGATTGTTCAACTCAACATTGTTTTTCTCTTTCGACCTGTCAGAAATGTTCATAGCATTTTTTGACTTGATGTCATTTTTGCGCCAATCTTCCAGAATCGCTTTACGCAAAAAGCCTTGCTTATTTTTGATTGGAGTTTTTTTATGG